CAAAAGCTGACGAAGGTCGTAAAAAGTCTTTTTGTGCGAGGATGAGTGGAATGCCTGGGCCTATGAAGGACGAAAAGGGTAGGCCCACCCGAAAAGCAGCATCTCTTAAAAATTGGAATTGTTAACGAAAGGAATTAATCATGGCAAATAGTAAATCGATTGGCGTAGCATACGCTGACCCACAGTTTGATAGTCTCATCGTCACGGGATCAACCTCGTTTGAAAGCGGAGTTAATTTAACCGGCGGCGATTTAAACATTACAACCACATCTAGCAGCACCGACGGATCAACCAGCGTTGAGCCCGTATTGGTTAGCACTACGATGACCGGTGCAGGCGGAGTTGGTGGTCGTGCAAAGTTCTTAACCACAATCAACGCTGCGATGGGCGCATGGTCAAACGCTGTTAAAGGTGAAGTGGTATATGGTTCTGCTGGCCGCACAACCGGTTTAGGTTCTGCCGTCTTGGCTGAAATGACCTTATCAGAAGGCACATCGTCTGGAACTTATGCGCCACTAGAAATTGAATTAAATCTACCAAGCGGAGCATCCACCGGAACCTTGACTAGCATGATTTACGCATCGGTTAACGGTGCGGACAAGGCCACCATGGATACAAATGGCCGGTTTATTAACCTTGCTGGCGTGACCGCTGGCTCTGGCAAAATGTGGGTTACTGGAACAACTCTGGGTACAGCTGCAGGCGGTTTGCGTTGCCGGATTGCTGGAACTGATTACTGGCTCCCATTCTATGCTGCGCAACCAACCTAATGGTTGATAAAAATTATTTAATAGAATTGCGACAAGGCAGCCTAAATGATTTACAGGCTGCTTTGGAACGCGTCCAGCAACTCAGGGGCGCTATTGCGATGTTAGATGTATTGATCAATCAAACCCAACAGTTGGAGAAATCAGATGAGTAAACCCGGCTTATATTCAAATATCCATGCAAAAAGGGAAAGGATTGAGCGCCAAAAGGCTGCCGGCAAGACCCCAGAGCGCATGAGAACCCCAGGCACTAAGGGTGCGCCCACCGCCAAGGCGTTTAAAGAATCCGCTAAAACTGCGAAGAAAAAATAATGCCTCTCATTAAAGACATCGGTAAAAAAGCATTCCAAAAGAATGTAAAGGCAGAAATTGTTAGTGGCAAGCCAGTTAAGCAGGCTGTGGCGATTGCGTATTCAGTTAAGCGCGAGGCTGCAAAAAGCAAGAAAAAGAAAAAATAATGGCAACTTTAGCCGATGTTTTGCGTGAGGCAGGATATGTGACACCAAGCGGTCAAGTGACAGGGCCGCGCACAACTTTAGCTCAAACACAAAAAAATTATTTAATGAATATTGGGCCGAATGCTATAAAAAATCTTGCAAATCAGAGAGCAGACATTGAGGCTGCTTTAATAATGGGAGATGCAGGCATTCAAATCGGAGATAAAGACGCTTTCGGACGCTTAATTTCTGAGGTTCCTAATGTGGCTGGAATGTTTATTGGGCCAAAATCATCCGCTTGGAACAAAGCAAATTACGAAAAAGCTGTAGAAATGGAAAAAGCTGGAGCCAGACCAGTAGAAATTTGGCGCAAAACCATGACCGCCCGCGGTTTAGATAAAAACTGGCGGCAAGAAATACCAGATACAGCTGCGGTATTGAACATGGAAAAAATACCCAAAACGCCAAATAGAATTGAATTAGCAAATCAATATTTGGTAGATAAAGGAATAGTTCCACCAGAGAAAAAAAATATATTGGGAGTTGGTTCATCTGAAAATTTGGTTCCTCGCGTTGCCCAGCAAGAGGCCTTAAATTACGCAGATAATTATTTAAAAAGCAATACAGTTGAGGCGGTGCGTTTACCTGCGGCGTTTCAACATAATTTACTTGAGGAGGCATATCCAAATCTTGTAAACAATTTAAAAATTGCCAGAGAAACACGACCAGATGTTCGTGGCACATATGACCAACAAAACAGATTAGTTACTACCGGCGGCGGTGTTTTTGCCGGCCAAACAGCAGATGATCAACTAAAACAAGCAAGATCAACCCTGCTACACGAAATCCAACACGCCATCCAACAGACAGAAAACTGGGGGCGCGGTGGTAGCCCAGGATCGGCAAAGTTAATTGCTCAAGCACAAATTAAGTCTGAACTTGCGCCATTGGCCACACCATATGCAATTAATCGCAAACATTGGGACGATTACGGCGCAGCGTCTCGGTCTGAATATATGATTCGATTAAGAGATATTGCAAACCGTAGCAATATTAAACCTAGAACTATTTACAGTCTTCAAGATTGGTATAAATACGGTGACGATTACCGCCGTGAGGCTGGTCCACAACCTAAAAAGCCAGGAGAAGCTAGAGATGAATGGTTTAGGGGTGCGGCGCGATACATCAAAAGTCGTAGTTTTTCGTCTGATTATAGGTATCAAAACTTGCCTTATGACAATTTGCGCGATGCCAAAAATGCTCAAAAACGGGCTTTGACACAAATTAAAAAGACTGATGAGGCTCGCCAGCAATATCAAGAATTAACTACAAAACAAAAACTATTTGAGGAGTTGTCAGATGAGGAAGCATATCGCCGATTAGCTGGTGAGGCCGAATCCAGACTAACCCAGGCTAGAGAAAAGTTGACGATGGATGAGCGCCGCGAAAACTTCCCATTTAATGAAAGATTTGAAAAAACAATATATGGAACCAGCCTAAATCCTGCTCCCTATGGCGCAAAAGAAACCATTAATCCTTACGGATTAGATGTGCCAGCCAAAGAAACTGTTGCGTATACCCAGTTTGGAGACATATTTGGCGATCCATTAATGAAGTTTATTGGTAACAAACCAACGAATGACCCACTGATGATGTTTATTGCACCTCCAAAGAATCGATAACCTGGCCGGTTTTGGACATAATTAAGTCCATTGCCCGGTTCAATACTGCGAGCCGTTCTTCACTAGGCAGCGACTCAAACTCTTGCGAGAATGCAATAACCCCTTGGTTTGTAATACAGATATGTAAGTTTTCCATTATTTACCCTTTCTCAAGGCAATATGTTTCTGTAGGATGTACCAAAACTCTGATTTAATGATTTTCATGATTTTCCTTGTTGTCTAATTCTTGTAATTTAGCCAATAAACGCTCAACACGCTCATTCCAAACTTGAGACTCAAAAGACTCTGGCCAAACGATTAAATGTTCTTTTACGACCTTTTCTATTTCTGCAAGTGTCATATTCTCTCCTATTGAATAAACAGTTTACACAACAATATTAACACAAACAAGAAGAAACGATTTATTATTTAGTTACTGGAACTTATTGATTGAGTTAATCACTATGGCCGCACCGATAGGAAATTCTAATGCCGTAAAGGGCAAGATGTTTTATGACAAGCTCCGAAAGGTGCTGACTCAAGAACCTCAAAAGCTGGAAAACATTGTTAAGCAGCTAGTCACGCAAGCTGAACAGGGCGAGGCCTGGGCCGTTAAAGAGATTATTGACCGGCTAGACGGTAAGGCCGTTCAGACTACGCAAATGGAGAACTCCGATGGAACTCCATTGCTGGCTGGAATCCAAGTCATGTTTGTAAAGCCGAATGATTGAAGACTTAACAGTTGCCGAGCAGCTGCAGCAAGTAGTTGCTCAAGCTGAATTCCCTATAAAACTGGCTTTTTTGTTTGAGCCCAAACGGTACAAGATTCTGTACGGTGGGCGCGGTGGCGCAAAGTCTTGGGGAGTTGCCAGGGCGTTATTGATCAAGGCAGCCAAAGAACCGATGCGCATACTCTGCGCCCGTGAGTTCCAGGTCTCAATCAAAGATTCTGTACATAAATTACTGACAGACCAGATTGACAGTCTTGGCTTGCAATCCTTTTACGAAGTAACCCAGATCAGTATTAAAGGCAAAAACGGGTCCGAGTTCTTCTTTATTGGCCTTAAAAATAACATTACCAATGTCAAATCCTTTGAGGGCGTAGACATCTGCTGGGTCGAGGAGGCGCAGACTGTTTCTAAAACTAGCTGGAATGTCCTAATCCCAACCATCCGTAAAGACAACTCTGAGATATGGATTACCTTTAACCCAGAACTAGAGACCGATGATACCTACCAGCGGTTTGTTGTTTCACCGCCGACTAACGCAATAGTCCAAAAGATTACCTGGCGCGATAACCCATGGTTTCCCCAGACCCTGCGGGAGGAAAAGGACAATCTCCAGGTTAGAGACATTGAGGCCTATAACACCGTCTGGGAAGGTATTTGCCGTAAGACCGTTGATGGTGCTGTATTTGCCAATGAAATTACCATGGCCGACCTAGAGCAGCGGATCACCCGCGTTCCTTATGACCCAATTAAGCCAGTTCATGCGGTCTTTGACCTTGGCTGGGCCGATAACACGGCCATTTGGTTTGTGCAATTTATTGGGTTTGAGATTAGATTGCTGCGGTACATGGAGGACAACCAAAAAACCATGTCGTATTACATGGCCGAGATGCAGAAGTTTGGGTATGTGTTTGACACTATTTGGCTGCCGCACGATGCCGAGAACTCAACATTGGCAGCGTCTGGCCGGTCTATCGCCGATATTGTCCGCGCAGCTGGTTACAAAGTGCAGATTGTTCCCAGAACACCAACGGCAGACTCGATCAACGCAGCCAGAACCATGTTTGGCAAGTGTTATTTTGATAGAGAAAATTGCCATCAAGGATTACAATGTTTGAGACATTATCGGTACGATGTGGACCCAGATACGAAACAATTTAGTAAAACGCCGCTGCACGACATATATTCACATGGCGCAGATGCGTTTAAATATCTAGGTTTAGTAGTGAATGAGCCCCGTAAACCGGTAGCTAAACGAGCCGCATTACAACCGGCTGGATCATGGATGGGATGATTATGGCAGACGATAAGCGTATTGAAGACGCAAAGAAATATCTCAGATTCGCTAATGATGCGGATTCTTACAACCGCCAGGATGCCCTGGATGACCTTAAATTTTCATCTGGAGACCAATGGCCTGTTGAAGTCCAAAACTCCAGAAACTTAGAGGCTAGACCTTGCCTCACGATCAATAAGCTAGACGGATTTATTCGCCAGGTCTGCAACCAGCAGCGCCAGGCTAGACCCCGCATGAAGGCTCACAGCATGAACTCGGCAGCCAACGCAAAGGTCGCTGACATCCTGACGGGCATTTTTAAGCACATCGAAGTCAACTCGGATGCAGATACTGCCTACGATACGGCGTTTGAGTTTGCGGTTCGCATGGGATGGGGCTATTGGCGCATCGTGACTGATTATGTGCGGGAAGACTCATTTGATCAAGAAATCTATATCAAGCCGATTCCGAATCCATTTACCGTTTACTACGATCCAAACAGCCAGATGCCAGACGGCTCGGATGCCGAATCCTGCCTGATTACTGAAGTAATGAGCAAAAAAGATTTTAAAGCCCAATACCCTAACGCAAACGATGGTGGCAACTTCAATATGCGCGGAACTGGTGACGCAGACGCGGATTGGATCATGAAGGATGACATTCGCGTTGCTGAGTGGTGGTACACCGAGCGCAAAAAGACCAAGCTGCTCCTGTTTTCTGATGGGACGCAAGTTTACAAAGAGGACGCGCCCAGCCCAGAAATCATGGATGCTGCTGGAATCGAAGTGGTGGCCGAGCGCGATACCATGCGCAAAACCATTAAGTGGGCTAAGTTGACCGGCATAGAAATATTAGACGAATCGACTTGGATTGGTAAATACATTCCAATCATTCCGGTGTACGGCCAGCAGCTGGTCGTTGACGATAAGCGTAAGAAATACGGCATCGTCCGCATGGCCAAAGACCCGCAGCGGATGTACAACTATTGGCGCACCGCCCTTACTGAGTCTGTGGCTCTCGCGCCCAAGGCTAAATGGTTATTGGCAGAAGGCCAAGACGAGGGACACGAAAACGAGTGGAACCTAGCAAACATCAAGGCCACACCGGTATTGCGTTACAAGCAAAAGGACATTGAAGGCCAGCCCGCGCCCGTACCGCAAAGGCTGCAACCAGAGCCACCCGCAGCTGGAATTGTTGAGGCTACAAGCGCGATTAACAACGACTTGCAGACCGTAGTTGGTATTTATGACCCGAATCAATTTATGCAGGGCAATCAGTCCGGCAAGGCCATTCGTGGCCAGCAGATGCAGATTGACTTGACCAATTTCCATTATTACGACAACCTGACCCGTTCTCTCAAGCAAACTGGGCGCGTAATCCTAGATTTGATCCCCAAGATTTACGATAAAGAGCGCGTGATGCGGATCATTGGCTATGACAACCAGCCCGAAATGGTGACCATTAACCAGCGAATTGTTGACGAAAACGGCGCAGAAAAGATTCTTAATGATGTGACCGTGGGCGAATACGATGTTTATATGGATACTGGCCCAGGCTATCAATCTAAGCGCCAGGAGGCAGTTGAGGCGATGGTTCCTCTGCTCCAAGCTAACCCAGAATTATTTAATGCTGCCGGTGACCTAGTATTTAGAAACATGGACTTCCCAGGAGCCGATGTGATTGCGGATCGTTTGGCTGCGATTAATCCGATGGCGCAGATTGACGAAAAATCCGATGTTCCGCCCCAAGTTCAAATGCAACTCATGGCCAGCCAAAAGATGGTGGCCGACTTGCAGCAACAGATTGCAGCCCTAACCTTGAACTTGCAGCATCAAACCGATGTGCAGCGCATGAAAGAAGAAGGCCAGACTAAGCGCAAACTCATGGATGTAACCTCTAGGGCGTACAACACCGAGACCATTAACGAGGCAAAAGTTAACCAAAACATCATGAAGTCAATTACGGATCAAAACCGTACTGAACTGGATGCGGTAACTAAGTTATTGCTAAAAGGCATGGATTCTCGCGCCCTACAGGAAGAAATTGCCCGCAGGGATGCAGAACTAGGCCAGGCAGCAGCGTTTTCTGAACGCGAAGTTCATATAACCGACTCACCATTTTTGCAGCAAGAAATGCAGTTAGCGCAGCAACCGATGATTAATCCTAACGTTGATGACCAGATGGCCGCGCAGTTTGCAATGCAAGAGATGCAGCCGCAGCCGTTACAGCAGCCAGCCATTCCTGGCATACCGATGAGGCCTCGTTGACAACTATTAAAAAACAGATTCTAATAGATTTAACCTACCGATGGGTTCATCGGGTTTATTCTTGGAGTTAATCCATGTCAGATGCAGAAGTAGTGCAGGAACCAGCAAGGAAACAAGCTGCGAACCTAGTAACAAGTGAAAATTTAGCCGAATTCCAAGCACAAAAACTTGGTTTAGCCACCCAGGAAGTTCCAACTGAGGCCGTAGAGACGGAGCCGGTTGTTGAGCAAGGTAGGAGTGAACCAGAGGCCGAGAGTGAGGCAGTAGCAGGTGAAAAGAAACAAAACCCGAAACTTGAAAAGCGTTTTTCGGAACTGACCAAGCAGCGCGAGGCGGCCCGTCTTGAGGCGGAACGCGAGCGTAATGCGAGAGAGGCTCTTGAGGCGCGATTGAAGGAATTGGAAGAAAAGGTAAATCCACCGAAAGCGGATGAACCGGACCCCAAACCTAATCCATCGCAATTCAATGATGCCCTTGAGTATGCGGAGGCTCTGGCCGAATGGACTGCAGACAAAAAATTGCGGGAGCGAGATCAGGCAGATTTGGCGCGTAAGGCCGAGGAGGAGCAGTCGCGGATGCGGCAGAAGTTCCAAGAAAGGCTAGATGTTGCCAAAAATGATCTGCCGGATTATGACGAGATGATTGCCTCTAGTGATGTTGCGGTCTCAGGACCGGTCACCGATGCAATTATTGAGAGTGATGTAGGCCCACAAATCCTATATTACTTGGCGGAAAATCCAGATTTTGCTCGATCCTTGGCGGATAAAACCATCACGGCGCAATTAAGAGCCATCGGGCGTTTAGAGGCTAAATTTGAGAAATCGGAACCAGCCCCCAAACAAGTTGCTAAAGAGCCTGTTGCAAAGAAGTCAAATGCTCCGGCTCCGATTAGCCCTTTAAAGGCCGGCAGCAATCCTAGCGACATAACGCTAGATGCTGACCGACAGTTTCACGGCACTTACCAGCAATGGAAAGCGCAGCGAATCGCAGGGAAAATTCGGTAATGGGTAACTTTAAAATTTATTTGGAGAATTACCATGGCAAATAACTTGCTAACCATCTCCATGATCACCAACGAGGCGTTGATGGTCTTGGAAAACGAATTGACCTTTACTGGTCGTGTGGATCGTAACTATGATGATCAATTTGCGGTAGTCGGTGCAAAGATTGGTAACACAGTCAATGTACGCCGCCCAGGTCGTTTCATCGGGACCACCGGTCCAGCCCTTAATGTAGAAGACTTTAACGAGACCTCTACGCCTGTAACCCTCTCAACCCAATTCCATGTGGACACTCAGTTCACGACTCAGGACTTGGCTCTGTCTTTGGATATGTTCTCGGATCGCGTATTAAAACCCGCAATCGCTGCCATTGCCAACAAAATTGACTTTGACGGCACAACCTTGGCAGTAGAAAGTACCGCAAACACCGTTGGTACGGCTGGCACAGTTCCATCTGACATTGCAACATTCTTGACCGCCCAGGCTTTTTTGGATGGTGAAGGCGCTCCCCGTGACGGTAAGCGTTCTTGCGTTGTTGACCCATTCACCGGCGCAAGCATTGTTGGTTCTTTGAAGGGTTTATTTAATCCTCAAGGCACTATCTCTGGCCAGTATGAAAAGGGCATGATGGGGCGCGACACTATCGGTATGAACTGGTATATGGACCAAAACATTGTGTCCCATACCTATGGTTCATATGCAACTTCTGTCTTGACCACCAACACCTCAACCTTTACTGGTTCGTTGACAACTGGCTGGGCTCAGACCTCAACCATCACCATCGCAGCTGCAACTGCTAACGCCGTCATTAATGCTGGCGATACCATTCAGATTGCTGGTGTGTTTGCAGTCAACCCACAAAACCGCCAACCCTACGGTGGTAATGTATTGCGTAACTTTGTAGTAACCTCGGATGTGACTATCACTTCTGGTGGCTCTGCATCTGTAACTGTTTCCCCAGCAATTATTACCGCTGGTCAGTTCCAGAATGTGGCCGTATTGTCAACCTCGGCATCTGCTGCAGTAACGCCGTTTGACAATACTGGTACTGTTTCTCCACAGAACTTAGTATTCCATCGCAATGCATTTACTCTGGCAACTGCCGACCTTGAATTGCCTGATGGCGTTCATTTTGCTGGTCGTGCTAGTGATAAGGACAACGGTCTGTCGATTCGTGTGGTGCGTCAATACACCATTAACAACGACTCCATCCCAACCCGTTTAGATGTTTTATACGGCTGGGCTCCGTTATATCCAGAACTCGCCTGCCGTGTGGCGGCTTAATAGGAAAGGAACCTAATCATGCCAAATCCAGGACCAGCAAGTAGCACAACTAACCACCCGTCAAACCTAGCAACCAATCAGGCACTACGCCTATTGGCCTCGGCTCAATCGGTGAATCTAAACGCAGTTGGCGATACTATCGCAAAACTGCTCAACGATTCCGGTTCAGTTAGTGTTCAATCCATCATTGTTGCGAATGCCTCAATTAACCTGACTACTGCTCAGTTGGCCGTTTTTACCGGCCCAGGAGCAACTGGTACAGCAGTTAAAACTGCTTATGCTCTAACTGGTAACTCCAGCAGCGCAAAAGTAGTGGTTACGGCTGCAACTTCAACTGATTCGATTGATGTTTCAGAACTGTATATCCGTTGCACAACGGCTCAAGGCGCAGCTGCCACAGCCGATGTGTTTATTTATGGATATGACTTAACATTCCTCTCTTAAACGAAATGAGAATGTGATCAGAGGCCGCCCTTAAAAGGGGTGGCCTTTTTTTGTTATTTTGGTGTAAAAACTAAAAAACATAGGATAATTTAACTGTCTCATTTGAGAGGAAAATCATGGATTCTTTGAAAATTCTTAGCCCAACTTTTAGGCTTGATCTAACAAGTTCGGCATCAACGGCGTTACAACTGCTACCCAATACACCGACTTTGGCATTTCGTTTGGCGATCCTTAATACTGGAAATGGTACTGCAGCCATTACTTTTGGGACAACAAGCACTAATATGGCTACTCCAGTAATTGCCTCATCAGGTGGCAGCGGCGCATTTATCTTAGCCCCTAATATGTTTTTGCCAATTATTATTGATTGCCCAAGGCCTAATTTTTATATTAAAGCTATTTCGTCAACAACTAATGTGCTTTATTTGACCCTCGTAGCCAACGAATAAGGGATTTATCATGGCTAATGATACCGCCAAGACTATTACAACCAATATAGTGCCGGTCCAAGGGACTTTTGAGCCCTTGCCGCCGTATGACTGCATTAACTTAATTGGACCCGCTGGAACCCCGTTTTACGCGCCCGTAAACCCTGATTTAGATGGCGTAAATATCACAAATAGCACGATTAACAGCACTACGATTGGCGTTACAACCCCTGCAGCGGGTGCATTTACTACCGCTAGCGCAACTAATCAACCTGTTGGAAACAATGATTTAACGACAAAGCTGTATGTTGATTCTTTGGCGCTTGGTATTTCTTGGAAACAGCCAGTAGTTGCGGCTACATTATTAAATATTACTCTGTCTGGTGCGCAAACAATTGACACGGTGTCCGTTGTTGCGGGTGATCGAGTATTAGTAAAAGATCAAACCGCGCCCGCAGAAAATGGTATTTATATTGCAGCTGCAGGCGCTTGGAGTCGTTCTCCGGATGCAAATGCATGGGATGAGTTGGTTTCTGCCCTTGTTTTTGTTGAGTCTGGAGGCCAAGCTGGCTCTGCATGGTATTGCCCAATTCAGCCTGGCGGTACTCTTGGTGTCACATCAATTACTTGGAACAACTTCTCAGTTGGCGGCGTTTATTTTGCTGGAACCGGTTTAAGTCTTACTGGTGGAGATACATTTAATATCGCCAACACAGCAGTTACCGCTGCAACTTATGGCTCGGCCTCTGCCGTCCCAGTTATTGCGGTCAATCAACAGGGCCAAATCACTAGCGCAACCAATACAAATATTGCAATTGCAGCATCCCAAATTACAAGCGGAACTATTGATTCTGCCCGTATTTCTGGGTCTTATACCGGAATTACGGCAGTTGGAACTCTTTCAGCATTGACAGTCAGCAGCACAATTACTGGCTCAATTTCTGGTAATGCTGCAACTGCAACAACCGCAACAAGTGCAACAACTGCAACAACCGCAACAAACCTTGCGGGCGGTGCTACTGGCTCAGTCCCGTATCAAAGCGGTGCAGGAACAACCACTTTTGTAGGAATTGGCTCAACTGGCCAAGTTTTAACCGTTGCTGGTGGTGTACCAACCTGGGCAACACCGACAACTGGAACGGTTACCTCGGTAGGAACTGCTGGAACCGTCAATGGCTTAACCTTAACCGGTGGACCAATTACTGGCTCTGGAACGGTTACTTTGGGCGGTACATTAGACTTGTCTGCACCGCCAACCATCGGAAATACAACGCCAAATACCATTGCGGGAACCACCGTAACGGCTAGTACATCGTTTGCAAGCCCTGTATTTAAAGCAACATCATCTGCGGGCGGAACCTTACAAAATGCCAGCGGAACTCCGCAAATGCAATGGGGCTCTGGAGGCGGTAATAATTTGTCTCTTGAAGTAGCAACTAATATCAATCCTGCAAACGCAGCGGTCAGTATTAGCCCAACAGGAACCGGAACTGTTGCAATTTCCCCAGCTGGTGCGCTAACAATCAATCCGACAACCGCATCAACTATGAATAATGTTGCGATTGGTGGAACAACTGCTGCTGCAGCAAAGGTTACAACCTTAGATATTACCAGCACATTAGCACTAGCTGGATCAACTGGAACCGCTGGATATGTATTGACTTCTAATGGTGCATCTGCGCCAACCTGGCAGGCCAACTCAAACGGCGTAACGATTACCGATGACACAACAACCAACGCAACCCGTTACTTAACATTTAGCGAATTAACTACTGGAACTGAGACAACTCTTGATGTTTCATCGACTAAATTACAGTTCAACCCGTCTACGGGCGCGTTAACGGCAACATCTTTAACCCCAACAAACGCTCTCACAGTAGCGTATGGTGGAACTGGTGCAGCAACCCTTACTGGTGTATTAAAAGGCAACGGAACTTCGGCATTTAGCGCAGCAACTGCTGGAACTGATTTTGTAGCGCCAGGAACTGCAACAACCTTTACTGCGTTGCAAACTTTTGCTGGCACTTCAAGTGTTGCAGCATTAAAAACAACAAACATTAAAGAAGTTGCCACAGTCTCCGCTACGGCAGCAACAGGCACAATCAACTATGACATTACTACCCAATCTGTTTTGTATTACACCAGTAATGCAAGCGGTAACTTTACAGTCAATTTTAGGGGCTCTAGTGGAACTTCTTTAGATACTTTAATGTCTACTGGTGAATCAATGTCGGTTACTTTTTTAGTAACTAATGGATCAACTGCTTATTACAATTCAGCAGTTCAAGTTGACGGCTCCTCTGTAACTCCTAAATGGCAAGGAGGAACGGCCCCAACTAGCGGAAATGCTAGTTCAATAGATTCTTATACCTATGTCATATTTAAAACAGGAAGTGCAACATTTACAGTTCTTGCAAGCCAAACTAAATTTGCATAAGGTTATAAATGCCACGCTTATCTAAAATTGGTGCAGCAGCCCTAGCAGCTTTTGGATGGACAGGATTACAGACTGTTACTGTTGATTATCTAGTAGTTGCTGGAGGTGGCGGTGGTGGATTTGGAGATGGAAACGGTGGCGGCGGTGGCGGTGCTGGTGGTTATCGAACTTCATCAACAATCCTAACAAGAGGAACTCAATATACTGTTACTGTTGGTGCTGGCGGTAATGGAGCAACAACTGCTGGCTCTGCTGGTTCATCGGGAAGTAACTCTGTATTCGATACAATCACATCTGCTGGTGGTGGCGGTGGCGCATCTAATTCTACAAATGGCGCTAATGGTGGTTCTGGAGGTGGTGCAAATCGTAATGCTCCAACAAATGTTGGAACAGGAAACACACCTACTCAATCTCCATCTCAAGGTAACAACGGTGGTCAAGGTCTTGCTGGAAACGGTGAACCTGCTGGTGGCGGTGGAGGTGCATCTGCCGTAGGAACAAACGCATCTAGTCAACAAGGTGGTGCTGGTGGTGCTGGAACAGCATCAAGTATTACAGGCTCATCTGTTACTTACGCTGGTGGCGGTGGTGGTGGTTGTAGAACTACTGGTTCTGGTGGTTCTGGTGGTTCTGGTGGAGGTGGCGCTGGTAGTAATTCATCATCTGCTGCTGGAACTGCTGGCTCAGTCAATACAGGCGGTGGTGGTGGTGGTTCTGGAGGAAACGGTTCAACATCAGGAAATGGAGGTGCTGGCGGTTCTGGTGTAGTTATCCTATCTATACCAACATCTAAATACTCAGGCACAACTACAGGCAGCCCAACTGTAACTACATCAGGCAGCAATACTATTTTGACTTACAACTCATCAGGAACTTATACAGCTTAAAAGGAGTAAATATGGCGCACTTTGCAAAAGTAGAAAACGGAAAAGTGGTTCAAGTCATTGTGGCTGAACAAGACTTTATTGATAGCGGTGTAGTCGGTCATGGATGGGTTCAGACTTCTTACAATACTCATGGTGGACAACATCCACAAGGCAGACAGTTGCGGAAGAATTATGCTGGTATTGGTTACTCTTACGATGAGCAACGAGATGCGTTTATTCCTCCACAACCGTTTCCAAGCTGGTTACTAAACGAAGAAACTTGCCTATGGGAATCACCAGTTCCATATCCTACCGATGGAAAAATGTATGAGTGGAATGAGGCAACAACTTCTTGGGTAGAAAGAAATGATTAATTATCAATCTAAAATTCTACAAACAGTTGTAATTGATGGAATATTAAAATCCGTAAAATATTGGTTCAAAGCAACGGATAATGAGCATTCGGTAGAAACCGAAGGCAATTGGAAAATGCGAACAGTTTATGTCATGAATGATGATATATCTGAACACCAAGTCCTACATTGGCTGGATTTAGATACTACCGAAAACGGCAAACATCTTATAAAATACAGATTACAAGAGCAACTGGATGCGCTTAGTTCAGAAATAACAACTAAACCGCCCTGGGCCGTGGACACATTTAAGGTGACGATATGACACAACCAATCGACATCATCTCTCGCGCCCTCAAAG